TGGATATGCATTTGCATGGAATACTTCTGAAGTAAATGTAGAATTGCAGTTACCACAAGTGCTGCGTGGAAGTCCTACACTTGGTTTTTCTAATGGTACAAATCATTTTGTATTTTCTCCTTATGATGCATATTTTAGTACTTTTACAGCTGGCCAGTTTTGGGCATCGGACATTGGTATGCGTATTAATTTATACAAATCTGGAGGCGGATTTAGTAGCTCTATTACACAAGGTAAATCAGGATATGTAAGACTGATGCATGCCACAGCTAAAATTACAGTAGATGCGGAGTTATAAATGAATATTAAATCAGCACAATATATTGCTCGAGAGGGTGTCAATGAAAGTATCAAGATAATAATTGATGAACAAGAAATGTCTGTTCCAATGGTAGAAGGCAACCGCCATTACGATGAAATCATGCGTCAAGTAAAATCAGGCGACTTAACAATTGCAAAGGCAGACTAAATAGTAGTATGGAAAATAGAGGCAAAATACAATGAGTAACTATATCGGCGCAGAACCATCCTACGGTGTGTTCGACAGACAAATTTTGGCAGGGAACGGTACGACAACACAGTTCAACTTGGACTTTTTTGTTGCACAACCTTCTTCTTTGCTTGTTTCAATTGATGGTGTTATTCAAGAACCAGAGTATTCTTATACTACTGGACAATCCTCTGGACAATCCCACATTAACTTCTCAGAAGCCCCAGACAATGGTTCTAGAATCTTTCTTATCTATATGGGTAGACAGGTTCTTACTGCACAAGCTTCTACAGCGTTATCACAAACACATTTAGACGAATTTAATGGTAACGGTTCAACAACTGCCTTCACATTAACAAACACTCCAGTATCAGGTGCTGCCGTAAACTTCATGGTGTATATCAACAATGTATATCAAAGAGGTGGATCAGGACTTTCATTTACGGTATCTGGTACAACAATAACATTTACATCTGCACCACCATCTGGAACAAAGAATATTCAAGTTTATCAATTGAATGGAGTAAACACACTAAATACTATTGCTGATGGTACAGTTTCAGTTGCCAAAGTGCAACAGGGTGTATTCGATCAAGCAGAAGATGATGCAACAGCTCTTGCGATTGCTTTAGGATAATATAGGAAAAAAAACATGGCGAACACATTTAAGAATGCAGCAACAGCAAACGTATCCAATAGTTCATATGCAACTTTGTATACTTGTCCTGCTAATACACAGACTGTTGTTCTTGGACTTGCAGTTGCAAACAAGACAACCTCTGCTGTAACAGTACAGGTTCAGTTTAGAGATACTTCTGCAAGTGCTGACTTTCAACTTTTAGAGAATGTCAGTATCCCAGCGAATACTACATTAGAAACTCTCGCTGGACAAAAATATATTTTAGAGGCTGGAGATATCCTCAAAGTCAAGGCTGGCACTGGTTCTGCTCTTGATGTAGTTATGGGTCTCATGGAAAAATCATAAGGGGATAATTGATGCCATTTTTAGGTAAAACGCCAGCACAGGGATTTGTAAACTCAGTAACCAAGGATGACTTTACTCCTAATGGTACTACTACTGCATTTACAATGAGTAAAGCGCCCGCTACAGCAAACGAGATTGAAGTGTATGTAGGTAATGTTCGCCAAGAACCTATAGACGCTTATTCTGTTTCGGGAACAACTCTTACTATGACAGAGGCGCCTGCAACTAGTACTAACTTCTATGTAATGCATATTGGTGGGACTACTCAGAGTAGTACTGTTGTGGGAGATGGTACGGTAACAAGTGCAAAGATTGTCAGTGGTGCAGTAAATACAACACAACTTGCAACTAACGCTGTTTCAACTGCAAAGATTGCTTCAAGTGCAGTAACATCAACGAAACTTGCTTCAACATTAGATTTAAGTGGTACTGGAAGAACTGGACATGGTGGATTCAAATCTGTTCAAGTTTTTACAACTGCTGGAACTCATACTTATACTAAACCAGCTGGAATCAGAACAGTGAAAGTTACTGTTACTGGTGCTGGCGGCGGTGGTGGTGGTTATGGTGCCGCTAGCGATATGGGTTCTGGAGGTGGTGCTGGTGGTACTGCGATTGAAACTATAGATATTTCTGGTGTATCAACTGTTACTGTAAATGTTGGTGCTGGTGGTGCTGGGGGTTCTGGTGGTAATAATCATGGTACTAACGGTAGTGGTTCATCTTTTGGTTCTTACTGTACTGGAAATGGTGGTAGTGGTGGTAGACACGGAAATGCTGGTTCTACTTATGGTGGCGGCGGTGGTACTGCAACTGGTGGTGATATAAACATCAATGGTGGTTCTGGAAATAACGGAATAGACAATATGTATAATGGTGGTGGTACTGATTACCGTCCTTCTTACGGTATGGGTGGTGCATCTTTTTGGGGTGGAGGTGGTAGACCTGGCGTCTATAACGTCCCAGCTCAAACTGGTAGGGCTTTCGGTTCTGGTGGTGGAGGAGGTTCTGCCGCAAATACTGGTGGTGGAGAAGCTGGAAAACTAGGTATTGTTTACGTTGAGGAGTTCGCATAATGAAAGCAGCAGTTCAAAACGGAAAAGTCGTAGATATTCATCCAGAGAATGGTTATGAATGTCATCCTTCAATCACATGGGTAGATTGTGACGATAAAGTAAAACATGGTTGGACTTATGATGGAAAAACATTTAAGACTAATGAAGTAACACTTACAGCAGAAGAAGAATTAGATAGAGTACGAGCAAAAAGAAATTCATACTTACAAGCTTCTGATTGGGTAATAATCAAAGAAAGAGAAGAAGATGGTACGGTTACAAACTTTGCAGCTTGGAAAACTTATCGTCAGAAACTTCGTGATATAACTAAAACATATAAAACATTAGATGAAGTAAAGTGGCCCACTAAACCATCTTAACTATATATTGTGTAAGGAAAAACTATAATGCCAATATCAAAGATTTTACAACAAGGTATAGATACATCTGGATTGACAGGTTCTAATATTACAGATGGTACAATTGCCGCTGCTGATTTAGCCTCTAATGCTGTAACAACTGCAAAGATTGCTAATGATGCAGTAACAGCAGACAAACTTGCTAACGCAATCAATACATCTATTGCTGCAAAGTTGCCTTTGGCAGGTGGTATAGTCACTGGCACCTTGGGGATTGGATCAACAGGTAACGCAGTTGATGAAATGCTTCATTTAGAAAAGTCTTCTGGAACAACTCTAGTAAAAACAGAAGTAGGTGGTAATTCTACTGTAGGTTTTGAAATTAAAAAGACTGGTGCTACCACTAGTAACTGGAGAATCGTAGACGGGCAAACGGTTAACGGAAAATTAGAAATTTATGATGTGACAGACAGTCGTTCTGTTATGGCGTTTGATGGCGATGGTAAAGTAGGGATTGGAATAACTTCGTTATCAGAAAAATTTACAGTAGTTAATTCATCATCAGGTATTGTTGGTCGTTTTACAAACAACACAAACCAAACGCTTGATTTAGGTGTTATTTCTGGTTCGGGTGTGGCAGGAGGCGTGTACTACAATAACGCAAACTCTGGGTATCACGCCTTTCAAAGTGGCGGCACAGAAATTGCTCGTTTGATGCCTGCTAGTGGCGGGTTCTCGGCAGCACTCCTTGTAGGCCCAACTGCTGTTCAAGGTCAAGGTCATAGTCTTACATATGGGTCAGGATACCCTCAATATAATATTGTTGCTGGAGTAACTTCCTCATTACAAGTAGTTCAATTTAGAAATCCTAATGGTAAAATAGGAACTATTGTAATGAATGGTTCTAACACAGCTTATAATACTTCTTCCGATTATCGCTTAAAAGAAAACGTAGACTATACATGGGATGCAACAACTCGTCTTAAGCAACTCAAGCCAGCACGGTTTAACTTTATTGCTGATGATACAAACACACTTGTCGATGGGTTTTTAGCTCACGAAGTACAGTCAGTTGTACCAGAAGCACTTACTGGCACTAAAGACGAAGTTGCCGATAATGGTGATG